TATAAATGCGTTAGCTGTAGGTGAGTATTCTAATATATCAGATATTCTTAATGATAAACACTGACAAACTTCTTTTGTTAAAAACATTCCACCTTGTAATATATGCCTTGTAGCTGTATTACTATTTGCAGCGGCTAATTTTTGTACACCAACTAGTGAATACTTATCTGGCATACTACCGTCTTTAGCTTCATTAAGTCCGGTTACATCTCTTATCATTTGTAAATAATAATTATAAGTTGCAATTAAAGACTGCATTTTACCACTACCAGAACCTGATTGTATTTCTTGTATAGGTATTTTACCAGGATTCATGTCACCTTCTGAAGTAAAGCTTCGTCCAATAACAGAACCTGTTTGGAAAAACATATTTAAAGCTTCTTGCGGGTTATAATTTGTACCGTTTCCTAAATCTATTTCAGCTAAACCATCAGCATCAAGATAAACACCATCTGGCACCATACGAGACATTACTTGCTGTAACTTTAAATGAGTTAATTGTATCATATCTGCAAAACCAGTAATACGCTTTACTAATGACTCAATTTTACCTTTATACATACGTGGTGCTACAATAGCATAGTTCATTTTAACTTTAGTAAAATCACTCTTAGGACGCATCATATTTTTTGACATTTCCCATTTAAGTAATTTTTTTGTACCTAAAATTACAGCACCCTCGTATAAACACTCTACAGATCTTTGTAGTTTAGCGTATTCACCTTCCATACCTGCAGGTGGATTAAACGTGTCATCTTTTTGTAAAACTTTATTTGCACCACTACCAGTTTCTTTTACTTTGTAAACTTCATTCATGTAAGTTTTGTAATTAAAATATAACACTTGAACTTTATTGTTATCTTCTTCGTTCATATTATAATTACTATTGTGATAATTAGCTTTGTGATAGCTTTTATTTTTCACAATATCTTCTAAATCTTCTTGAGTTAGATGTGGAAATTGTTTTACTAATTCATTTATTGGTATACTTTTAACTTCACCAACATAGTATATATCATCAAAATAAGGTGACTCACTATATGAATAAACTAAATCAGCTGGATCAACATAGTCTATAGTAACACCTTCTGAAGTGTTAAAGTTTGTTTTTACAGCACCTATACCTATTGTAGTAATGTCATAATAAAATCTTTTCTTTATTAATTCATAATCATTACCTTCTAATAAAACATTTAAAGCCTGTTCTTCTGCTAATTCAACAGCTTGCTTATATGTTAGTGACATGTGTAAGTCTAATTCTTCTTTTGAGTCTGGTAAATCTTCTACACGGTTATCTAGTAAATTCATACCAAAAGCTGACTCTGTAAATTCACTAATTTTTTTAGTTCTCATATCAGAAAGTAAAGACTCCATATATTCTGTTCTTTTACTAACTCCAAAAGGATCTTGAGAATAAGCTTTAATATCGTACATACGTTCTGCTATACCATTTACAACAATATCAACAAATTTAGGTATAATAGGTACTGGTTTCCAGTCTAAATTTAAATAAGATAAATCACCATTAATAGATAATTCATCTTTATATTTTTGTATTGATTGTTCTCCTCTAGCGTATAATCTTAGTTTGTGAAAATCATTTTGATTACTTCTATATCTATTAGAACCTCTATCTGTATGAAACCACTCTGTCTCAATTGCCTGAGCAACTTTTAAACCATATTCATAGCTCATTTTTTCCAAGTCACTTACGACTTGGCTTGGAAAATAATTATTTATAACAGACTCTGCCATATTTATTTTTTAATTAATTTAGATGTATTACCTTTGTTCGTGTATCTAGCAATACTTATATTTAGTTTAGGTTTTTCTACTTTAGCGTTTGGTCTATACAAATGTCTATTGTTTGCCATGATAGCAAGACCAGAACTAATTGAAGCATCATGTTTAGTTCTTTTGTTTATATCAAACTTTGCCCAATCATTTAACAACTCGTTAAAATAACAACTACCATAAACACCATCTGTACTTAAACCTACGTGATCTTGTATATACATTTCAATAGCAGCAGCATGAGCTTGTTTTATATCTTCACTTGAGTTTGGTATACCACCTACTTCTTTTTCTGCTACAGATAATTTATTCCATATTTTATCTGGTCTATTCATACTAAAACCTCTATAACCACGTCTTCGTAAATAATACAATAAACGAGGTTTGTTGTTTTCTGCAAGTAAAGGCATGCCGTAAAAAGCTAATGCCATTAAAACATCTTCAAAAAACATTTCTGCAGTTTGTGGTCTAGCTAAGTATTCTAAGAAAAATTGATTAGCAGGCGCGTCTTCCATACTAAACTTAGTTAAACCGTGTAAAGCTCCTTTTGATCCTTGACCATCTACAGTTCCTGATATATCATAACTATCACAACCAAAAGCCCCCATGTGTTCATTACCAGGATATTTTATACCGTTTTTTATTATAACTTTATTTTGAAGATTTGCTGGTGGTACCCAACTTGTTTTAAATCTACCTTTTGGATCTGGATAATAAATTACTTGTGTATCTTTTATACCGTTTACCCATTGGAAATTACCTGTTGTAATGCCTAATGTTCTAGACATTTCTTCGTTATAATCTATTTGTTCGTATATTTTTACTAAGTTAAATATACTATTTTTTGTTTCATCTCTAAACGCGTGCTCTTCAGTACGTGGAA